TTATGGACGCATTATGGACATTCCTGACACCGGGTTAAGAGTCACAGCATCTTGTAAGAAATCCGGTGCAAAGTGTGCGTAGGTCATAGTTTGCTGAATGTTAGAATGACCCAGGATGCGCTGCAATGTGATTATGTTACCTCCATTCATTATAAAATGTGTGGCAAATGTATGCCTCAAAACATGCACTGCCTGTCCGTCAGGTAAATCGGGTTTTACTTCCCTGAGAGCGTTGCGCACTTTGTAGTAACTGGCATTAAAAAGCCTGCCTGAATTTTTGGTCTTGATCCGTTTAATCAGGTCCTGCGAAACGGGAATTGTCCTGCGCTTTCCGTTTTTAGTTTTCATAAACGTAACCATCTGGTTAATGATGTGTTCAGCTTTCAAATTAGACACTTCACTCCAGCGTCCACCAGTAGAAAGGCAGACCAGAGTTGCATTTAACTCATCACCATCAAGCATGGATAACAGCCGCGTAATCTCTTCACTGGACAAAAAAGCCATTTCCGTAACAGCTTCACGTAACCGCTTAACCTCACGGAACGGGTTGTGAGAGTGATATTCACCGGCGTCAATTAACTTGGTGAACATCCCGCTCATTATTGCCAGATGCCGATTTACGCTGGCTGGTTTTAGGCCATCGTTCATCATTACAACGCGATAATCAGTTATCGTTTTCTTTGTTAGCTGGTCCGCCCTGGACACTCCCATCTCGGCAAATTTGGCGATTATTGTCGTCAAACGCCCTCGTTCAATATCTCCACGCTCATGTGATTTTCCGTGATATATCCACCATCTGCCTAACAACTCTGTAAGAGTTCGGCGGTCGGCCGGCTTCTCCAACCACTCTTTGTTGTGGTAGTTAACCAGGACATGACGTTCGAATGCTTGAGCTTCACCTTTAGTTTTAAATTTCCGCCTGATACGTTTTCCATCTGCACCCTGCGGTCTGACGTCCACTTCATAACGACCATCATCGAGCTTTTTAATAGACATAAAGCCCTCCGATGACGCTGTTTACTTCTACTACTTGAAAATTAATGCAATTTTCTTTCGTACATTTACTGCACACATATGCTGAATAAATCGTCAGCCAGTCTTTTGGTCTGAGTGGTGCAAGGTTGTTGAGTCTTGCCCAATGTGCGCGAGCGCCGGGGCTATTTGTCCGCCAGCGGGATCAGTTTCATCAAACATGAACCAGTCACGGTACTTGCGAAATCTTTCTGGCTTGAAAAATTTCATACCTGCGTCAAAAGACATCTTTACTTTTCCCTGCTCATATCCAGCATAGGTGTTGTAGTTAATTCCAGTTAATTCAGCAACTTGCTTCCTTGTCATTCTTTCTGATTCCCGAATAAGTGCGAGTTTCTCTGCTTGAGATGTGATTTGTGTATTTGACATGAATTGTCGTATCTCGTAATTTATGTTGTATGCGACACGCCAGAACAACGCAGAGCGGCTTCAAATAGCTCTGATTGAATGGCACCAAAGTTGAGGATATCAAAATGAGTATTGGATCAGAAATGAATAACGATGTTGGAGAAAAAGTATCTGATCTCACAAAAAGTAAAAAATGTGACATCAAACTTGCAGCCGCACCGTCGGATTTGCTCTCGAAAGAGGGTTTTGCTCTTTACATCGGTAAGACGCCTCGTGCTGTTGCTGAAATGGCGAAAGCAGGCAAGTTACCAGCCTTTTATATGACGGACCCATTAAAGCCGGGCGGTCATGCTGAGTTATGGATTAATCGTCGTGAGTGGGACAAGTACGCAGCCCAGCTAGTTGATGAAGCTCCGACAGAATGGCATGACTGGAAAAATCGCATTAGTTACAGCAAATCAAGACATGGCCGTGCGGCTTAAGGTGGAAAGGATGAACGAGCCTCGTTGTATTGCTCAGTTATTGCGTAACGAAAGCCCCAGGGCGATTGACTTCACCATCACCCACGGGAAGGGGCGCAAGGGAATCATTATCCGTACCAAAAAACAGAGTCCGTTAAAAAAGGCTCTGACCTTTCTGAAAAGCCGGAGGGTCTGGAAATGACAGTGATGACGCTTAATCTCGTCGAAAAACAGCCAGCAGCTATGCGCCGGATAATTGGTAAGCATCTTGCCGTCCCTCGCTGGCAGGAGACATGCGATTATTATAATCAGATGATGGAACGCGAACGGCTAACGGTTTGCTTCCATGCGCAGTTAAAACAGCGTCACGCAACGATGCGTTTTGAAGAAATGAATGATGTCGAACGTGAACGACTGGTATGTGCAATTGATGAATTGCGTGGGGCATTCTCAAAACGCCGTCAGGTTGGCGCAAGTGAGTATGCATATATTAGTTTTTTAACAGTCAGTCAGCGTCGTACTTTATTTATGCATGCCGGATTGACTGAAAAAGAATTCAACCAGCCATACTGGCGAATTAATGAAGAATCATGTTACTGGCGTGATGCTTTATTCCGTGCATTACGTGAATTATTCAGCCTGTTTGAGTATGCACCGACAATTCTGACGTCGGTAAAACCAGAGCAATATCTGCATTAAGTAATTAACCAGAGTTTTTAACGCACTTAATTGTGCGGGGCTTCTTTTTGCCTGGAGAAAGTCATGCATACAGTTTCTGAAAATCAGTGCGGTAAATACGCATTACTGCTGCAACAGGCCAGAACCGAAGCACAGGCCGACGCAGCGACGCGCTTTTCTTCTCATCTTGACGCCATGATTCGCCACATCACAAAGGCGGAGTTATCCCGCGTGGAGATAGTCGAGCTGCTCAGTCAGGAGTCGGAAAAATTTCACAATATCGGATTGTCTCGCGGGGAGGTGCTTTGATGTCCTGTTCTCGTTCAGTTGTATTACTGAATAACGCCTTAAAAATCGCCGTTATGAAAAATGGCGATTTATCTCTTATTCAACTTGGTCTTGATAAAGAAAAACGCGAAATAACTGAGTCTGTTATCGCGATTTATCAGAACGAATTAAATCTCCTGTCTGATGTGGTCAATTTACTTGTTAAACGCGCTGTATTTCACAAGCAAATCTCCTCCGTGGATGAACTGACGAAATTAACGACAGAAATTGCCAGCTATTGCGCTGATGAATTTAAAAAACTTAACGACAAAAGGAGCTGGTAATGCCGGACAACGTAGATTTTATTCAGGAACAACAGGCTGAATTACTGGAGCGCCAGATTAACGCGGCAAGGGTAAAGCATTGCGGTGTTTCTGCGCTGGTTTGCGAAGAGTGTGACGCGCCAATACCTGCTGCCCGTCGTGCGGCTTATCCGTCAGCCACGCGTTGTGTTTCCTGCCAGTCAGTCTTTGAAGCAAAAAACAAACATTACCGGAGAACGGCATGAGTATTCGTATTGAAATTGGCGAACGTTATGTCGTTACCAGTGACAGCTTTCAGTTTATTCTCCACGAGAAAAAGAGAGCTGAAAGCGGTAAAAACGCCGGTCAGGAATGGCTGGCGGTGGTTGGTTATTACCCGAAATTAAGCCAGCTTGTTTCCGGCCTGATGCATCACGATATTCTGACCGGAAGCGCAAAGTCTTTTGCTGATTTAAACGCGCAGGTTGAGCAACTCAGCAAGCGTTGTTCAGAGGCTTTTGGCTCATATGGCCGTTAAAGCCTCCGGGCGTTTTGTCCCTCCGTCAGCATTTGCCGCAGGCACCGGTGAGACGTTTACCGGTGCTTATGCATGGAACGCGCCACGCGAGGCCGTCGGGCGCGAAAGACCCCTTACACGTGACGAGATGCGTCAGGTGCAAGGTGTTTTATCCACGATTAATCGCCTGCCTTACTTTTTGCGCTCGCTGTTTACTTCACGCTATGACTACATCCGGCGCAATAAAAGCCCGGTGCACGGGTTTTATTTCCTCACATCCACTTTTCAGCGCCGTTTATGGCCGCGTATTGAGCGCGTGAATCAGCGCCATGAAATGAACACCGACGCGTCGTTGCTGTTTCTGGCAGAGCGTGACCATTATGCGCGTCTGCCGGGGATGAATGACAAGGAGCTGAAAAAGTTTGCCGCCCGTATCTCATCGCAGCTTTTCATGATGTATGAGGAACTCTGCGATGCATGGGTTGATGCACATGGCGAGAAAGAATCGCTGTTTACAGATGAGGCGCAGGCGCATCTGTATGGTCATGTTGCTGGCGCTGCACGTGCTTTCAATATTTCCCCTCTCTACTGGAAAAAATACCGTAAAGGACAGATGACCACGAGGCAGGCATATTCTGCCATTGCCCGTCTGTTTAACGATGAGTGGTGGACTCATCAGCTTAAAGGCCAGCGTATGCGCTGGCATGAGGCGTTACTGATTGCTGTCGGGGAGGTCAATAAAGACCGTTCTCCTTATGCCAGTAAACATGCCATTCGTGATGTGCGTGCACGCCGCCAGGCAAATCTGGAATTTCTTAAATCGTGTGACCTCGAAAACAGGGAAACCGGCGAGCGCATCGACCTTATCAGTAAGGTGATGGGCAGTATTTCTAATCCTGAAATTCGCCGGATGGAGCTGATGAACACCATCGCCGGTATTGAGCGTTACGCCGCCGCAGAGGGTGATGTGGGGATGTTTATCACTCTGACCGCGCCGTCAAAGTATCACCCGACACGTCAGGTCGGAAAAGGCGAAAGTAAAACCGTCCAGCTAAATCACGGCTGGAATGATGAGGCATTTAATCCAAAGGATGCGCAGCGTTATCTCTGCCGCATCTGGAGCCTGATGCGCACGGCATTCAAGGATAATGATTTACAGGTCTACGGTTTGCGAGTCGTCGAGCCACACCACGACGGAACGCCGCACTGGCATATGATGCTTTTTTGTAATCCACGCCAGCGTAACCAGATTATCGAAATCATGCGTCGCTATGCGCTCAAAGAGGATGGTGACGAAAGAGGAGCCGCGCGAAACCGTTTTCAGGCAAAACACCTTAACCGGGGCGGTGCTGCGGGATATATCGCGAAATACATCTCAAAAAACATCGATGGCTATGCACTGGATGGTCAGCTCGATAACGATACCGGCAGGCCGCTGAAAGACACTGCCGCGGCTGTTACCGCATGGGCGTCAACGTGGCGCATTCCGCAATTTAAAACGGTTGGCCTGCCGACAATGGGGGCTTACCGTGAACTACGCAAATTGCCTCGCGGCGTCAGCATTGCTGATGAGTTTGACGAACGCGTCGAGGCTGCACGCGCTGCCGCAGACAGTGGTGATTTTGCGTTGTATATCAGCGCGCAGGGTGGGGCAAATGTTCCGCGCGATTGTCAGACTGTCAGGGTTGCCCGTAGTCCGTCGGATGAAGTTAACGAGTACGAGGAAGAAGTCGAGAGAGTGGTCGGCATTTACGCGCCGCATCTCGGCGCGCGTCATATTCATATCACCAGAACGACGGACTGGCGCATTGTTCCGAAAGTGCCGGTCGTTGAGCCTTTGACTTTAAAAAGCGGCATCGCCGCGCCTCGGAGTCCTGTCAATAACTGTGGAAAGCTCACCGGTGGTGATACTTCGTTACCGGCTCCCACGCCTTCTGAGCACGCCGCAGCAGTGCTTAATCTGGTTGATGACGGTGTTATCGAATGGAATGACCCGGAGGTCGTGAGGGCGCTCAGAAGCGCATTAAAACACGGCCTGAGAAGACCAAACCGTCAGCAAAGAAACGGAAGCCCGTTAAAACCGCATGAAATAGCGCCATCGGCCAGACTGACCCGGTCGGAACGAATGCAAATTACCCGTATCCGCGTTGACCTTGCTCAGAACGGTATCAGGCCGCAGCGATGGGAGCTTGAGGCGCTGGCGCGAGGGGCTACCATAACATATGGCAGGAAGACGTTTATATATCCTACAATCGATGTGTGTTTGGGATATTCTGCTTTTACAAAATGAATGGTGTCGGAACATAATATTTTCAGGTGTTCAAAGAGTTTGTTCTGATGTTCTTGCTATTTTTGTTTCTTTTGATGAAAATGGCGTCTTTAAAATTGGTTAAAAGGTGTGTTGTATGGATGGTTTATGGGAAAAAATATCGTCTTATAATATATTTAACAATCTCTTTCCCGGTGCTTTGTTTATTTATTTGTTTGAGCGGGCAACCAATGTGATATTATCCACAGATGATGTTGTTAAGAATGTGGTACTTTACTATTTTACGGGGATAATTATCGGAAGGATTGGGTCTATTGTTTTTGAGCCTGTGTTGAAATTTTTGGGGCTGGTAAAATTTGTTCCATATGAGGAATATATCTCAGCATGTAGAAAGGATAATAAAATAGAGCTTCTTCAAGAAACTGCAAATATGTATAGGACGTTATTCTCTATGTCCTTGGTTTTTTTGTTTTCTTTGTTTTTTGTTTCGTTTGTAGTTGGTGGTGATTACATGGCGTCGAAATGGATTTCATTGTTTTTGATTTTTGTTTTTATTGTGTCGTACGTTAAGCAAATTAAGTTTATTACATTAAGAGTGAGTAAGGCTAATAATAAGCTGCCCTAAGGCAGCTTAACGAATTATTCTTCAGTCTTATAACTCCTTGCGTATGAGCGTGGGGTGACTGCAGTCCAGCCATCTCTGGCGGGGGCATTACTAGAATGGCGTTTATTGGTGCCTTCTGTGGCGACTACTTTGGCTCCACGCCTTGTAAAAGCATTAATGACCGCTTGATGAGGGTGTTTATCGGAATCCGGTGCGCATGATATAAATGCACAAACACCACTTCTTCCTCCTTCGCTTACAATATTTCCAACGAGCTTATTTAGCACCGCTGGACCGATGTTTCTCCTGCTTCCATGGTGGGGCACTTGAATAAATGATAATGAGTTATTATTTATATGATCAGCAGCCATATCTAATGCAGTTATTCCTGCATCACCTGTAAATACTAGTGTTTTATTGTCAATTTCAATTTTTAATATAACGCTTGAATTGTTTTGTGCAGTAGTTGTGTCCTTGTCATCAATTCCCTCATCAGAGAACCAATCAGCAATATACTCGACTTGTTCTTTGGCTTTCTCAAAAAAGTAGTTATATGCATCTGTACCACTGGTTGCAGTTGTTTCTGCTTTTTCAGGCATTCTTGCAAAATCGGGGATTAATGTTTCATAGTATGCTTGTGTTGGTCCAATAACAACCAGTTTAGAATTGTCCCAAGTCCTGCCTTGAAAAGGCTCCTTAATTTCTATTCCTTTTTTTTTCGCTGATTTGACGGCATCATAGGCTTTTTGTAGATTATCTTGTATACGTCTGGCAATACTTGCATCTGTTATCCTTCCATCAGCAAATTCCTGCGCGAGATTTTCATTATGCTCCCAAGGCTGGTGAATCCAGAACTCTTTGACTTCCGCATTCTCAATCACATGCTCAAGGCCGCCAGCATGGTCGCTATCTGGATGCGTGGATATGAGTAAGTCAATAGTATTTGTATGATAGTATTTCTGTAAATGTTCAATTATTTGTGGACCAGTGCTTGCGTACCCCGCATCAATTACGACAACTTTTTGCTCTGCTCTTGTTCCGTGGAGGTTGCCCCATCTTATGCAGATAGCATCTCCACTTTTTTTTTCTCCAACTGCTAAGAAATCAACTTCGTAACCCATTCTTGTGCCCTTCTGTAGTTTTCAACTTTATGTAAGTGTTGTACGCCAAAGTAGTGCAGGACTTGATTAGGCAATCAAAGACCTTTAAAACAATATCAGGATGCATAAATATTCGTGTCTAGATCAATAGATTAGATCGAGTTTTTGATAATCAATTTGCGCCTGCTTCTTGATAACCGTTGTTAGTGTAAATTTTGCGCAATGTAATTGGCAAATCACTGCGATATGAGTTGCGTGCCAGCCAGCTTTAATATGCAGACTTTGCTATATCTTTCTACACGATTTTTATTTTCAGATGTGCAAGCATTAGGCGCATTGTTTTGCATGCGTTGGAGCTGCTAGTTTAGATCGTGCTCCGTCAGAATAGGCGCGACACCATGGTGGTCATGCACCTGCATTAAAACCGACCCATGAAGCGGGCGGGCGAGGCGGGGAAAGCACTGCGCGCTGACGGTGGTGCTGATTTTATTTTTTCAGCGTCTCAGCGCGTCGTGATGGCATTTAGTCGGCCTGCAGGGGCGTTGGTGTGTCTGCGGGGTGTTTTGTGCGGTGGTGAGCGTGTGAGGGCGTGATGACGGGATGTAAAAAAGCCGCCCGCAGGCGGCGATGTTCAGCCGTTGTCAGTGTCCAGTGAGTAGTTTTTAAAGCGGATGACCTCCTGACCGAGCCAGCCGTTTATTTCCCGAATCCTGTCCTGTAACGGGATAAGCTCATTGCGGACAAAGACCTTTGCCACTTTCTCAATATCACCCAGCGACCCGACGTTCTCCGGCTTGCCGCCCATCAACTGAAAAGGGATGCGGTGCGCGTCCAGCAGGTCTGCGGCGCTGGCTTTTTTGATATTAAAAAAATCGTCCTTCGTTGCCACTTCACTGAGCGGGATAATTTTAATACCGTCGGCTTTTCCCTGTGGGGCGTAGAGAAACAGGTTTTTAAAGTTGTTGCGGCCTTTCGACTTCACCATGTTTTCGCGAAGCATTTCGATATCGTTGCGATCCTGCACGGCATCGGTGACGTACATGATGTATCCGGCATGTGCGCCGTTTTCGTAATACTTGCGGCGGAACAGCGTGGCCGACTCATTCAGCCAGGCAGAGTTAAGGGCGCTGAGATATTCCGGCAGGCCGTACAGCTCCTGATTGATATCCGGCTCCAGCAGGTGAAACACGGAGCCGGGCGCGAAAGGTGTCGGCTCGTTGAAGGATGGCACCCACCAGTAAACATCCTCCTCCACGCCACGGCGGGTATATTTTGCCGGTGAGGTTTCCAGTCTGATGACCTTACCGGTAGTGCTGTAGCGCTTTTCCAGAAACGCATTACCGAACACCAGAAAATCCAGCACAAAGCGGCTGAAATCCTGCTGGGAAAGCCACGGATGCGGGATAAATGTCGAGGCCAGAATATTACGTTTGACGTAAATCGGTGAGCTGTGATGCACGGCAGCACGCAGGCTTTTTGCCAGACCGGTAAAGCTGACCGGTGGCTCATACCATCTGCCGTTACTGATGCACTCGACGTAATCCAGAATATCACGGCGGTCGAGTACCGGCACCGGCTCACCAAAGGTGAATGCCTCCATTTTCGGGGCGCTGGCAGTCATTGTTTTCACCGCTGGCTGCGGTGTTTTCCCTTTTTTCTTACTCATCAGTAAAACTCCAGAATGGTGGATGTCAGCGGAGTGCTGATACCGGCGGTGAGTGGCTCATTTAACAGGGCGTGCATGGTCGCCCAGGCGAGGTCGGCGTGGCTGGCTTCCTCGCTGCGGCTGGCCTCATAGGTGGCGCTGCGTCCGCTGCTGGTCATGGTCTTGCGGATAGCCATGAACGAGCTGGTGATGTCGGTGGCGCTGACGTCATATTCCAGACAGCCACGGCGGATAACGTCTTTTGCCTTGAGCACCATTGCAGTTTTCATTTCCGGCGTGTAGCGGATGTCGCGCGCGGCGGGATAGAACGAGCGCACGAGCTGGAACACGCCGACACCGAGGCCGGTGGCATCAATTCCGATGTATTCGACGTTGTATTTTTCGGTGAGTTTGCGGATGGATTCAGCCTGGGTGGCAAAGTCCATGCCTTTCCACTGGTGACGCTCAAGTATTCTGAATTTGCCACCGGCCACCACCGGCGGTGCCAGCACCACGCATCCGGCGCTGTCGCCACGGTGTGACGGGTCGTAACCAATCCATACCGGGCGGGAGCCGAACGGATTCGCGGCAAACGGCGCATAGTCTTCCCATTCTTCCAGCGTGTCGACCATGCAGCGTTGCAGCTCCTCGAACGGGAACACCGACGCCTTGTCGTCAACAAATTCACACATGAACAGGTTTTTAAAATCGTCGGCGCTGTTTTCGCGTTTAAGCTGCTCAATGTCGAACAGCGTGCAGCCACCTTTCAGGGCGTCCTCAATGGTGACAATCTGCCGCCACTGGCCGTCTGCACAGAGAAGACCACCGGCAAGGGCGTTATGACTGACGTCGATTTCCACGCGTTCGGCGGCGCTGGCGCGTCCCCGGTTAAACAGTTCACCCGACCAGAACGGGTAGGCGTCGTGCGCCAGTGTGGACGGGGTGGAGAAATAGGTCGAGCGCAGGTGACTCTGTGAGGCCATACCTGATGCCACCTTACGCAGTACCTGAAAATTCGGGATCCAGAAAATCTCGTCGACGTACAGGTCGCCGTTATGGCTCTGCGCGGTGTTGGAGTTGGTGCCGAGAAAAATCAGTTTTGCGCCGTTATTGCCCAGGACAATCGGGTCACCGGTCAGGTCAACGTCAACCAGCCGGGCAAAGGCGATGATGTATTCGCGGAACACATACGCCTGCGTTTTACTGGCCGACAGAAAAATCTGGTTATGGCCGGTTTTCAGGGCGCGCAGCAGCGCCTCGCGGGAAAAATAAAACGTCGCGCCAATCTGGCGGGATTTCAGGATATCGCGGATGCGGTGCTCAAGCCCGGCGCGATACCAGTGCAACTGATATTCGAAAGACTGCTCAAAGAAAATCTGCTCCAGCTTTTCGATGGCCTCGTCACTGAAAAAATTCTTTTTCGGTTTGCGGCGTTCGCCTTTGTTGCGGTTAGCGACGTTCGGATTAAGGTCTGCCTCGTTGCCGGTCTGACTGTAACGGTTGACCCGTGCCAGTCGTTCAATCTGGCGTCCGAGCAGGTCAATTTCCTTGAAGTCACCGCCGGTTTTCTGCGGTTTGATGATGAGCTGGGTCAGCCGCGCTTCCAGACTCATTTCGACACGGCTGATGGGGGCAACGCTGTCCCAGCCGTCGCGCTGTTTCCAGCTCTGCACCGTCGGGCGTTTCATCTGCAACATGGCGGCAATCTGCGGCACGGAAAATCCCTGCCAGTACAGCAGCGCCGCCTGACGACGCGGGTCGTGTAAAAGAGTGGTGTCTGTGGTGATGGTCATGAATACCTCGCCGTGATGAATACACGGCAAGGCTACTGAGTCGCGCCCCGCGATTCGCTAAGGTGCTGTTGTGTCAGTGATAAGCCATCCGGGACTGATGGCGGAGGATGCGCATCGTCGGGAAACTGATGCCGACATGTGACTCCTCTAATCACTATTCAGGACTCCTGACAATGGCAAAAAAAGTCTCAAAATTCTTTCGTATCGGCGTTGAGGGTGACACCTGTGACGGGCGTGTCATCAGTGCGCAGGATATTCAGGAAATGGCCGAAACCTTTGACCCGCGAGTCTATGGTTGCCGCATTAACCTGGAACATCTGCGCGGCATCCTGCCTGACGGTATTTTTAAGCGTTATGGCGATGTGGCCGAACTGAAGGCCGAAAAGATTGACGATGATTCGGCGCTGAAAGGCAAATGGGCGCTGTTTGCGAAAATCACCCCGACCGATGACCTTATCGCGATGAACAAGGCCGCGCAGAAGGTCTATACCTCAATGGAAATTCAGCCGAACTTTGCCAATACCGGCAAATGTTATCTGGTGGGTCTGGCCGTCACCGATGACCCGGCAAGCCTCGGCACGGAATACCTGGAATTCTGCCGCACGGCAAAACACAACCCCCTGAACCGCTTCAAATTAAGCCCTGAAAACCTGATTTCAGTGGCAACGCCCGTTGAGCTGGAATTTGAAGACCTGCCTGAAACCGTGTTCACCGCCCTGACCGAAAAGGTGAAGTCCATTTTTGGCCGCAAACAGGCCAGCGATGACGCCCGTCTGAATGACGTGCATGAAGCGGTGACCGCTGTTGCTGAACATGTGCAGGAAAAACTGAGCGCCACTGAGCAGCGCCTCGCTGAGATGGAAACCGCTTTTTCCGCACTTAAGCAGGATGTGACTGACAGGGCGGATGAAACCAGCCAGGCATTCACCCGCCTGAAAAACAGTCTCGACCACACCGAAAGTCTGACCCAGCAGCGCCGCAGCAAGGCCACCGGTGGTGGCGGTGACGCCCTGATGACGAACTGCTGACCGGCGTCAGTCAGTCCGTGAAAACCTTCACGATTAACCCTTAATTTCAGGAAAAACTATGCGCCAGGAAACCCGCTTTAAATTTAATGCCTACCTGTCCCGTGTTGCCGAGCTGAACGGCATCGACGCCGGTGATGTGTCGAAAAAATTCACCGTTGAACCGTCGGTCACCCAGACCCTGATGAACACCATGCAGGAGTCCTCTGACTTTCTGACCCGCATCAACATTGTGCCGGTCAGCGAAATGAAAGGGGAAAAAATTGGTATTGGTGTCACCGGCTCCATCGCCAGCACCACCGACACCGCCGGTGGCACCGAGCGTCAGCCGAAGGACTTCTCGAAGCTGGCGTCAAACAAGTACGAATGCGACCAGATTAACTTCGATTTTTATATCCGCTACAAAACGCTTGACCTGTGGGCGCGTTATCAGGATTTCCAGCTCCGTGTCCGTAACGCCATTATCAAACGCCAGTCCCTTGATTTCATCATGGCCGGTTTTAACGGCGTGAGGCGTGCCGAAACCTCTGACCGCAGCAGCAATCCGATGCTGCAGGATGTGGCGGTCGGCTGGCTGCAGAAATACCGCAATGAAGCCCCGGCGCGCGTGATGAGCAAGGTCACTGACGAGGAAGGTCACACCACCTCTGAGGTCATCCGCGTGGGTAAAGGCGGTGATTATGCCAGCCTCGATGCACTGGTGATGGATGCGACCAACAACCTGATTGAGCCGTGGTATCAGGAAGACCCTGACCTTGTGGTGATTGTGGGGCGTCAGTTACTGGCGGACAAGTATTTCCCCATCGTCAACAAGGAGCAGGACAACAGCGAAATGCTGGCCGCTGACGTCATCATCAGCCAGAAACGCATCGGCAACCTGCCGGCGGTACGCGTCCCGTACTTCCCGGCGGATGCGATGCTCATCACGAAGCTGGAAAACCTGTCTATCTACTACATGGATGACAGCCATCGCCGCGTGATTGAGGAAAACCCGAAACTCGACCGCGTGGAGAACTACGAGTCAATGAACATTGATTACGTGGTGGAGGACTACGCTGCCGGTTGTCTGGTGGAAAAAATTAAAGTCGGTGATTTCTCCACACCGGCTAAAGCGACCGCAGAGCCGGGAGCGTAACCGATGACGAGTCCCGCACAGCGCCACATGATGCGGGTCTCGGCAGCGATGACCGCGCAGCGGGAAGCCGCCCCGCTGCGACATGCAACTGTCTATGAGCAGATGCTGGTCAAGCTGGCCGCAGACCAGCGCACACTGAAAGCGATTTATTCAAAAGAGCTGAAGGCCGCGAAAAAACGCGAACTGCTGCCGTTCTGGTTGCCGTGGGTGAACGGCGTGCTGGAGCAGGGCAAAGGTGCACAGGATGACATTCTGATGACGGTCATGCTGTGGCGTCTGGATACCGGCGATATTGCCGGTGCGCTGGAGATTGCCCGTTATGCCCTGAAGTACGGTCTGACCATGCCGGGTAAACACCGCCGCACCCCGCCGTACATGTTCACCGAGGAGGTGGCGCTCGCGGCCATGCGCGCTCACGCTGCCGGTGAGTCTGTGGATACCCGCCTGCTGACGGAGACCCTTGAACTGACCGCCACGGCTGACATGCCTGATGAAGTGCGCGCAAAGCTGCACAAAATTACCGGTCTGTTTCTGCGTGACGGTGGTGATGCCGCCGGTGCGCTGGCGCACCTGCAACGTGCGACACAGCTCGACTGTCAGGCAGGCGTCAAAAAAGAGATTGAACGACTGGAGCGGGAGCTGAAACCGAAGCCGGAGCCGCAGCCAAAAGCGGCCACCCGCGCCCCGCGTAAGACCCGGAGCGTGGCACCGGCAAAACGTGGACGCCCGAAAAAGAAAGCCAGTTAACAACCGAATGCGCCCCGCGCCAGGGCGGCACGCCGGTCAGTGAGGGTGAATCACCTGACACTGCACCGGCGTCCACCGCCCGACTTTTCAGAGGTAGTCATGATGACGCTGATTATTCCGCGAAAGGAGGCTCCCGTGTCCGGTGAGGGTACGGTGGTCATCCCGCAACCGGCAGGCGACGAGCCGGTGATTAAAAACACGTTCTTTTTCCCCGATATCGACCCGAAGCGCGTCCGGGAACGTATGCGCCTTGAGCAGACCGTCGCCCCCGCCCGTCTGCGTGAGGCCATCAAGTCAGGCATGGCGGAGACGAATGCGGAGCTGTACGAGTACCGCGAACAGAAAATTGCCGCCGGTTTTACGCGTCTGGCGGACGTCCCGGCGGACGATATCGACGGTGAAAGCATCAAAGTTTTTTACTACGAGCGCGCCGTGTGTGCGATGGCGACCGCGTCGCTTTATGAGCGTTATCGCGGCGTGGATGCCAGTGCGAAAGGCGACAAGAAGGCTGACAGCATTGACAGCACCATTGATGAACTGTGGCGGGATATGCGCTGGGCGGTGGCGCGTATCCAGGACAAGCCGCGCTGCATCGTGAGTCAAATCTGATGAAGACCTTTGCGCTACAGGGCGACACGCTCGACGCCATTTGTGTCCGGTATTACGGGCGCACTGAGGGCGTGGTTGAGACCGTGCTCGCCGCAAATCCGGGACTGGCTGAACTGGGTGCGGTGCTGCCGCACGGCACCGCCGTCGAACTGCCCGACGTTCAGACCGCGCCCGTGGCTGAAACTGTCAATCTGTGGGAGTAACGCATGACAGCAGAAGAAAAAAGCGTCCTGTCGCTTTTCATGATTGGGGTGCTGATTGTTGTCGGCAAGGTGCTTGCCGGTGGTGAACCCATCACCCCGCGTCTGTTTATCGGGCGCATGTTGCTCGGTGGTTTTGTCTCGATGGTTGCCGGTGTTGTTCTGGTGCAGTTTCCTGACCTGTCACTGCCTGCGGTGTGCGGCATCGGCTCCATGCTGGGTATCGCCGGTTATCAGGTGATTGAGATTGCCATTCAGCGCCGTTTTAAGGGCAGGGGGAAACCGTAATGCCGGTAATTAACACGCATCAGAATATCGCCGCCTTTCTCGACATGCTGGCCGTGTCCGAAGGGACGGCAAACCATCCGCTGACGAAAAACCGGGGCTATGACGTGATAGTCACCGGACTGGACGGAAAACCGGAAATTTTCACCGACTACAGTGACCACCCGTTCGCGCATGGCCGACCGGCGAAGGTGTTTAACCGTCGCGGTGAAAAATCCACGGCCTCCGGTCGCTATCAGCAGCTTTACCTGTTCTGGCCGCATTACCGCAAACAGCTTGCCCTGCCGGATTTCAGTCCGTTGTCACAGGACAGACTTGCCATTCAGTTGATCCGCGAACGCGGTGCACTGGATGACATCCGGGCGGGACGCATTGAGCGCGCCATTTCACGCTGTCGCAATATCTGGGCGTCCCTGCCGGGTGCCGGTTACGGTCAGCGTGAGCATTCACTGGAAAAACTGGTCACCGTCTGGCGTACCGCTGGCGGCGTACCGGCTTAAACGGAGTAAACACCATGAAGAAATTATCCCTTTCACTGATGCTGAACGTGTCGCTGGCGCTGATGCTGGCACTGTCCCTGATTTACCCGCAGAGCGTGGCCGTCAATTTTGTCGCCGCCTGGGCGATTCTGGCGACGGTTATCTGTGTGGTTGCCGGTGGTGTCGGCGTGTATGCCACAGAGTATGTACTGGAACGCTACGGGCGGGAGCTGCCGCCGGAATCGCTGGCCGTGAAGATTGTCACGGCGCTGTTTTTGCAGCCGGTGTCGTGGCGCAGGCGGTCAGTGGCTCTGGTAGTGATGGTGGCGACGTTTATCTCGCTGGTCGCTGCCGGGTGGATTTTTACCGCGCTGATTTATCTCGTGGCATCGGTGTTCTTCCGGCTGATACGTACGGCCTGCCGTCAGCGTTTTGAGGGGCGGGAACCATGTCAAAGCTGATGATTGTGCTGGTTGTGTTGTTATCACTGGCGGTGGCCGGTCTGTTTCTGGTGAAACACAAAAATGCCAGCCTGCGCGCCTCGCTGGACAGGGCGAATAACGTCGCCAGTGAACAGCAGACGACCATCACCATGCTGAAAAATCAGCTTCATGTTGCCATCACCAGGGCAGACAAAAACGAGCTGGCGCAGGTGGCACTGCGTCAGGAACTGGAGAACGCGGCGAAGCGTGAAGCACAGCGCGAGAAAACCATCACGAGGTTACTGAATGAAAACGAAGATTTTCGCCGCTGGTACGGCGCTGGCCTGCCTGATGCTGTGCGCCGGTTGCACCAGCGCCCGGCCTGCACCGACGCCAGTGATTGTCGCCAACGCCTGCCCGAAAGTGAGCCTTTGCCCGATGCCGGGCAGTGACCCGGAGACGAACGGCGATTTAAGTGCCGATATCCGACAGCTTGAGAACGCGCTGGCACGCTGTGCCAGCCAGGTAAAAATGATTAAACACTGTCAGGACGAAAACGATGCTCAAACCCGACAGCCTGCGCAGAGCGCTGACTGATGCCGTCACGGTACTGAAAACTAACCCCGATATGCTGCGGATATTCGTGGATAACGGGAGTATTGCCTCCACACTGGCGACGTCGCTGTCATTCGAAAAGCGTTACACGCTCAATGTCATTGTGACCGACTTTACCGGTGATTTTGACCTGCTCATCGTGCCGGTGCTGGCGTGGCTGCGGGAAAATCAGCCCGACATCATGACCACCGACGAAGGCCAGAAAAAGGGCTTCACGTTTTATGCGGACATCAACAATGACAGCAGCTTTGATATCAGCATCAGCCTGATGCTGACCGAGCGCACGCTGGTCAGTGAGGTGGACGGCGCGCTGCATGTGAAGAATATCCCGGAACCTCCGCCGCCGGAGCCGGTCACCCGCCCGATGGAGCTTTATATCAATGGCGAACTGGTGAGTAAGTGGGATGAATGAGTTTAAGCGTTTTGAAGACCGGCTGACCGGACTGATTGAATCGCTGTCACCGTCAGGGCGTCGGCGACTGAGTGCCGAACTGGCGAAGCGTCTGCGGCAGAGTCAGCAGCATCGTGTGATGGCACAGAAAGCCCCGGACGGCACACCCTACGCACCACGCCAGCAGCAGAGCGCCAGAAAAAAGACCGGTCGCGTTAAGCGAAAAATGTTTGCGAAACTTATCACCAGTCGTTTTTTGCATATCCGCGCCAGCCCTGAACAGGCAGCAATGGAGTTTTACGGCGGAAAGTCACCGAAAATCGCCAGTGTGCATCAGTTCGGTCTGTCGGAAGAAAACCGGAAAGACGGTAAGAAAATTGATTATCCGGCGCGTCCTCTGCTCGGCTTTACCGGTGAGGATGTGCAGATGATTGAAGAGATTATCCTGGCTCACCTCGACCGTTAGTTGTGCCATTCCCGACACCTCATCGTCACATTGCCGCCGGTATGACCCGGCGGCATCCTTCCCGTTATGAACACTCTCGCAAATATTCAGGAACTCGCGCGCGCACTGCGCAACATGATCCGCACCGGCCTTGTCGTCGAAACCGACCTTAACGCCGGTCGCTGCCGTGTGCAGACCGGCGGCATGTGCACCGACTGGCTTCAGTGGCTGACCTGTCGTGCCGGGCGTTCGCGCACATGGTGGGCACCTTCCGTGGGGGAGCAGGTGCTGATTCTGGCCGTGGGCGGTGAACTCGACACGGCGTTTGTTCTGCCGGGGATTTATTCCGGCGATAACCCCGCGCCGTCTGCGTCGGCGGATGCCCTGCATATCCGTTTCCCTGACGGGGCGGTGATTGAGTATGAACCCGAAACCAGTGCACTCACGGTAAGCGGAATTAAAACGGCCAGCGTGACGGCTTCTGATTCTGTTACTGCCACGGTACCGGTGGTCACGGTGAAAGCGTCAACCCGTGTCACCCTGGACACACCGGAAGTGGTCTGCACTAACAAACTGACTACCGGCACGCTGGAAGTGCAGAAGGGCGGGACGATGCGCGGCAACATTGAACACACCGGCGGTGAACTCTCATCAAACGGTAAGGTACTGCATACCCACAAACACCCCGGCGACAGCGGCGGCACAACCGGGAGTCCTTTATGACAGCGCGTTATCTCGGAATGAATCGCAGTGATGGCCTGACGGTCACTGACCTTGAGCATATCAGCCAGAGTATCGGCGATATCCTGCGCACACCGGTCGGCTCACGGGTGATGCGTCGTGATTACGGCTCGTTGCTGGCGTCAATGATTGACCAGCCGCAGACTCCGGCGCTTGAGTTGCAGATTAAGGTCGCCTGTTACATGGCGGTGCTGAAATGGGAACCCCGCGTCACCCTGTCATCCGTCACCACTGAGCGCAGTTTTGACGGGCGAATGACGGTCACGTTAACCGGCCAGCACAACGACACCGGCCAGCCACTTTCGTTAACCATCCCTGTGAGTTGAAACCATGCCGATTATCGACCTGAACCAGCTACCCGCACCGGATGTGGTCGAGGAGCTGGACTTTGAAACCATTCTTGCCGAACGCAAGGCGACACTGATTTCCCTTTACCCGGAAGACCAGCAGGAGGCGGTTGCCCGTACCCTGACGCTGGAATCTGAGCCTCTCGTCAAACTGCTGGAGGAAAATGCTTATCGTGAGCTTATCTGGCGTCAGCGTGTGAATGAGGCCGCACGGGCGGTGATGCTGGCCTGTGCCGCCGGTAATGACCTTGATGTGATTGGTGCCAATTACAACACCACGCGCCTGATTATCACCCCGGCAGATGATTCGACCATTCCGCCGACACCGGCAGTGATGGAGTCTGACACCGATTATCGTCTGCGTATTCAGCAGGCGTTTGAGGGCTTAAGCGTCGCCGGGTCGGTGGGAGCCTATCAGTATCATGGTCGCAGTGCTGACGGGCGTGTCGCGGATATTTCTGTCACCAGTCCGTCTCCGGCCTGCGTCACCATCTCCGTGCTGTCACGTGAAAATAACGGCGTCGCATCCGAAGACCTGCTGGCCGTGGTGCGTAACGCCCTTAATGGCGAGGACGTCAGGCCGGTGGCCGACCGCGTGACCGTGCAGTCTGCCGCCATTGTTGAATATCAGATAAACGCCACGCTTTACCTTTACCCAGGTCCCGAAAGCGAACCCATCCGCGCTGCTGCCGTGAAAAAACTGGAAGCGTACATCACGGCACAGCACCGGCTTGGGCGCGACATCCGTCTGTCTGCCATTTATGCCGCTTTGCATGTGGAAGGCGTGCAGCGTGTCGAACTGACTGCACCTCTGGCTGACATCGTGCTCAACAGTACGCAGGCGTCTTTCTGTACTGAATACCGCGTCGTGACCGGAGGCTCGGATGAGTGATTCGCGACTGCTGCCGACCGGCTCATCACCGCTTGAAGTTGCCGCCGCAAAAGCCTGTGCGGAAATTGAAAAAACACCGGTCAGTATTCGTGAGCTGTGGAACCCGGACACCTGCCCGGCAAATCTGCTGCCGTGGCTGGCGTGGTCATTTTCGGTTGACCGCTGGGATGATAAGTGGCCGGAAGCGACAAAACGCGCTGTTATCCGCGATGCGTATTTCATTCACTGCCATAAGGGCACTATAGGCGCAATCCGGCGTGTGGTGGAGCCGCTCGGCTATCTGATTGAGGTGAGGGAGTGGTGGCAGCTCAACGAGGAGCCGGGGACGTTCCGCATCGTTGTTGGCGTGCTTGAGCAGGGTATTACCGAGGAAATGTATCAGGAGCTGGAGCGCCTCGTTGCTGATGCAAAACCGGCGAGCCGCCATCTGACGGGACTGGCTATCAGTTTAAGTACAACCGGCAACATTTTTGCCGGTGCGGAATGCTATCACGGTGACGCCCTGACGGTTTATCCCTACACCCCGGAGGCCATTATTGTCGGAGGGGATTATTTCCCGGCCTCGGCCATTCATTTAATTGATAACCTGAGAGTAAACGCATGACAGTGAAATACTACGCCATTCTGACTAATCAGGGCGCAGCACGGCTGGCTAACGCGACGATGCTCGGCAGTAAGCTGAATCTGACGCAAATGGCCGTTGGTGATGCGAATGGTGTCTTGCCGACACCAGACCCGGCACAGACAAAACTGATTAATCAGAAACGCATTGCACCGCTGAATCTTCTGAGTGTTGACCCGAACAACCAGAGCCAGATTATTGCGGAGCAAATCATCCCTGAGAACGAGGGCGGATTCTGGATCCGTGAGATTGGGCTTTATGATGATGAAGGCGTACTCATTGCGGTGGCGAACTGCCCGGAAACGTACAAACCGCAGTTGCAGGAAGGCAGTGGTCGTACCCAGACTATCCGCATGATTCTGGTTGTCACGAATACCGAAGCTATCACGCTGAAAATCGACCCGTCGGTGGTACTGGCGACCCGTAAATACGTGGATGATGAAGTCCTGGAATTAAGGCTGTATGTGGATGACCAGATGAGAAACCACATTGCCGCACAGGACCCTCATACCCAGTATGCACAGAAACATAATCCGACATTTACCGGAGAACCAAAAGCGCCGACGCCTGCCGCAGGAAATAACACCACGCGGATTGCGACCACTGCGTTTGTACAGGCCGCTATTACCGCTCTGATTAACGGTGCCCCTGACACGCTGGACACACTGAAAGAAATTGCCGCAGCTATCAACAATGACCCGAAATTCAGCGCCACCATTAACAATGCGCTGTCAGGTAAGCAGCCACTGGATGAGACGCTGACTCATTTGAGTGGAAAGGATGTAGCTGGTCTTCTCGCATACCTTGGTTTAGGAGAAGGCTCAGCATTGCCTGTTGGCGTACCTGTTCCGTGGCCCTCAGCCACTCCGCCAACAGGCTGGCTAAAATGCAACGGAGCAGCTTTTTCTGCTGAAGAATACCCAGAACTGGCAAAGGCTTACCCGACAAATAAATTGCCTGATTTACGTGGTGAGTTTATTCGTGGCTGGGATGACGGACGTGGTATGGATACGGGGAGGGCAATATTATCAGCTCAGGGCGATGCCATACGTAATATCTATGGTGAGTTCAAGACTGTAAACACCGAAAATTATTCAATATGGGAATCAGTAGGCTCGTTTAAGGGGGCAGTGGTGCCTTTGAATCCCTCAACGAACAATAGTTATTTCTCCTTAATCAGAAGTATGGTGACTGAAAGAACAGATGGCGCTGTTTACCCAAAAGTGATTGGTCTTGATGCTTCAAGAATTGTTCCAACTGCAAACGAAAACCGTCCTCGTAACATTGCCTTTAATTATATCGTGAGAGCTGCCTGATGAATAAAGCCGTATTAAATAACGAACTCATTGCCATAAAAGCGGGAGACATTACCATTTATAATTATGATGGTGAAACGCGGGAATATATTTCCACATCAACTGAATATCTTGCGGTTGGCGTCGGTATCCCGGCATGTTCTTGTTTAGATGCACCAGTTACACATAAAGCTGGTTATGCAATCTGCCGTTCTGCAGATTTTAACTCATGGGAATATGTGCCAGACCATCGCGGTGAAGTTGTCTATAACACCGAAACGGGAGAATCAAAAGAAATCACAGCTCCGGGTGATTACCCTGAAAATACAACCACTATCGTCCCGTTAACGCCATACGATAAATGGGATGGTGAGAAATGGGGGACAGATACTGAGGCACAGCATAGTGCCGCAGTAGACGCGGCAGAAGCACAGCGCCAGTCACTGATTGATGCAGCAATGGCTTCCATCAGTCTGATTCAGCTGAAATTGCAGGCCGCACGTAAACTGACGCAGGCAGAAACAACCAGACTTAACGCCGTGCTGGATTACATTGACGCGGTGACGGCAACAGATACCAGCACCGCGCCGGATGTCATCTGGCCTGAACTGCCGGAGGCGTAGGCCATTCAATATCTGGAGCACTGGAGGTATCAACCAGTTCCAGTGCGTCCAGATAATCCAGCCACAAATTATATTGCGCCAGTTCCTCACTTTTCAGACGACCAATAGCCGCTTTACCTGGCCATTGTCTGCTGTTCATGTGCTCGTTGGCTTCATTAATAAGTTTTCTTTTTTTCAAATCCGCCAATGCAATAAGGTTTTCTTTTGATAAAGGTGGTTGCTCTGTCAAAACCGGATATCCCTCCTGATTGCTGACTATTTTCATGCCATTATCCTGACTATCCAGTAGTAACAGCCATTCATCCGTGGTTATCTCAACAGCATCTGAAGGTGCTTTATTTAAATCGGTAAAAAAACCATTTTCTTTTTGTGAATAGAAGTATCTATCCATTTACTAATCTCCAAAAGCAATCCAGTAAGCAAAAGGATTTATTCCTTGCTCAGTCACAGATGACATCAGGGAAAATTGCGATGGTGAAACAGGTAACGCTGCAAAACTAACCATTGTTGACACACCTGACCGTGCATTATCGTACGATGCAACAACACAATAATTGGTATTGCTGAAAGATATCGGCAGGGTGATATTTACAGGTGAGCCTAATGGCCCTGATGCTGATATTCCCATTTGAATGATGGTTCCATCAGGCAATTTTCTCCAGCGATTAGAACTCGGATTTCTTTTCCAAGATGACATATCCGGTATCTGATTTTCTCCTGTGCCCACATCCCTTTTCGCCGCTTCTCCCAAACCAACGTTTATGAAAATGCAGAGATAACGGGCAACTGGCATCATCTCCGGTTTTTATTCAGGGGGATGCTCATGCTTATTGGCTATGTACGCGTGTCAACAAATGACCAGAACACGGAATTGCAGCGTAACGCGCTGGAGTGCGCAGGATGCGAGCGGATTTTTGAGGATAAAATCAGCGGCACGAAGTCCGACAGACCGGGACTGAAAAAACTGCTCAGAACATTATCAGCAGGTGACACTCTGGTAGTCTGGAAGCTGGACAGGCTGGGGCGTAGTATGCGGCATCTGGTCATTCTGGTTGAGGAACTGCGCGAACGCGGCGTTAATTTTCGCAGTCTGACGGATGCTATTGATACCAGCACGCCGATGGGGCGTTTTTTCTTTCATGTGATGGGTGCCCTGGCTGAAATGGAGCGAGAACTCATTGTCGAGCGGACACGCGCCGGACTGGAAGCGGCCAGAGCCAAAGGTCGTATTGGTGGCAGACGTCCGAAACTCACCGCGAGTGAGTGGGAGCAGGCCGGGCGTTTGCTGGCTGCAGGGGAGTCACGTCAACGCGTGGCACTGATTTTTGATATTGGCCTGTCCACGCTCTATAAAAAATTCCCCGCCTCAGTGACAAAAAATAAATTGTGTCATCCCTTAGCCAACCGGGACAAATAGCCTGACATCTCCGGCACAACTGAAAATATCACTCACCCATTAACCACGGAGTTAAACGGATGAGTGACTATCATCACGGCGTGCAAGTGCTGGAGATTAACGACGGCACCCGCGTCATTTCCACCGTATCCACTGCCATTGTCGGCATGGTCTGCACGGCCAGCGATGCGGATGCGGAAACCTTCCCCCTCAATAAACCTGTGCTGATTACCAATGTGCAGAGCGCAATTGCAAAGGCCGGTAAAAAAGGCACGCTGGCGGCATCGTTGCAGGCCATCGCTGACCAGTCAAAACCGGTCACCGTTGTCGTGCGCGTGGAAGACGGCACCGGTGATGACGAGGAAACGAAACTCGCGCAGACCGTTTCCAATATCATCGGCACCACCGACGAAAACGGTCAGTACACCGGACTAAAAGCCCTGCTGGCGGCGGAGTCGGTTACCGGTGTTAAACCGCGTATTCTCGGTGTGCCGGGACTGGACACCAAAGAGGTGGCGGTTGCACTGGCATCAGTCTGTCAGAAGCTGCGCGCTTTCGGGTATATCAGCGCATGGGGCTGTAAAACCATTTCCGAGGTGAAAGCCTACCGCCAGAATTTCAGCCAGCGTGAGCTGATGGTCATCTGGCCGGATTTCCTCGCATGGGATACGGTCGCCAGTACCACCGCCACCGCGTATGCCACCGCCCGTGCGCTGGGACTGCGTGCCAAAATCGACCAGGAGCAGGGCTGGCATAAAACGCTGTCCAACGTCGGGGTAAACGGTGTTACCGGCATCAGCGCCTCTGTATTCTGGGATTTGCAGGAGTCCGGCACCGATGCTGACCTGCTTAACGAGTCAGGCGTCACAACGCTGATTCGCCGCGACGGTTTCCGCTTCTGGGGTAACCGTACCTGCTCTGATGACCCGCTGTTCCTCTTTGAAAACTACACCCGCACCGCGCAGGTGCTGGCCGACACGATGGCTGAGGCGCACATGTGGGCGGTGGACAAGCCCATCACCGCAACGCTGATTCGCGACATCGTTGACGGCATCAATGCCAAATTCCGTGAGCTGAAAACAAACGGCTATATCGTGGATGCGACCTGCTGGTTCAGCGAAGAATCCAACGATGCGGAAACCCTCAAGGCCGGAAAACTGTATATCGACTACGACTATACCCCGGTGCCTCCTCTCGAAAACCTGACCCTGCGCCAGCGTATTACCGATAAATACCTGGCAAATCTGGTCACCTCGGTTAACAGCAATTAAGGAGCCTGACCGATGGCAATGCCGCGCAAACTCAAGTTAATGAACGTCTTTCTGAACGGCTACAGCTATCAGGGCGTCGCGAAGTCCGTCACGCTGCCAAAACTGACCCGTAAGCTCGAAAACTATCGCGGTGCGGGGATGAACGGCAGCGCACCGGTAGACCTCGGCCTTGATGACGATGCGCTGTCAATGGAGTGGTCGCTCGGTGGCTTCCCGGATTCGGTTATCTGGGAGCTTTACGCCGCAACCGGTGTGGATGCCGTACCGATTCGTTTTGCAGGCTCTTACCAGCGCGACGATACCGGCGAAACGGTGGCCGTCGAGGTGGTCATGCGTGGACGTCAGAAAGAAATCGACACCGGCGAGGGCAAACAGGGAGAAGACACCGAGTCGAAAATCTCCGTGGTCTGCACCTATTTCCGGCTGACGATGGACGGTAAGGAGCTGGTCGAAATCGACACCATCAACATGATTGAGAAGGTGAACGGCGTCGACCGGCTGGAGCAACACCGCCGCAATATCGGCCTGTGATTTTCATCCGGTCAGCCTGGCTGACCGGTTAACCCCGATTCATAAGTGAGAAAACCATGAACAAAGAAAATGTGATTACCCTGGACAATCCGGTCAAGCGTGGTGAGCAGGTTATCGAACAGGTCACGCTGATGAAACCCAATGCCGGGACGCTGCGCGGTGTCAGTCTGGCTGCGGTCGCGAACTCTGAAGTCGATGCACTGATTAAGGTGCTGCCGCGCATGACGGCACCGATGCTGACCGAGCAGGAAGTCGCCGCGCTGGAACTGCCTGACCTTGTGGCGCTGGCCGGTAAGGTGGTCGGTTTTTTGTCGCCGAACTCGGTGCAGTGACGTTTCCGAAAAATCTCTCGGTCGATGACCTGATGGCAGATGTGGCTGTGATATTTCACTGGCCGCCATCAGAACTGTATCCCATGAGCCTGACCGAACTCATCACATGGCGCGAAAAGGCGCTCCGGCGAAGCGGAAACACGAATGAGTAACAATGTAAAATTACAGGTATTGCTCAGGGCTGTTGACCAGGCATCCCGCCCGTTTAAATCCATCCGTACAGCGAGCAAGTCGCTGTCGGGGGATATCCGGGAAACACAAAAATCACTGCGCGAGCTGAACGGTCAGGCGTCCCGTATTGAGGGATTTCGCAAGACCAGTGCGCAGCTCGCCGTGACTGGTCATGCACTTGAAAAGGCTCGGCAGGAAGCCGAAGCCCTTGCCACACAGTTTAAAAACACCGAACGTCCGACCCGTGCTCAGGCGAAAGTGCTGGAATCCGCAAAGCGTGCGGCGGAGGACTTACAGGCGAAATATAACCGCCTGACGGATTCCGTTAAGCGCCAGCAGCGGGAACTGGCCGCTGTGGGAATTAATACCCGCAATCTTGCACATGATGAGCAGGGGCTGAAAAACCGTATCAGTGAAACCACCGCACAGCTTAACCGTCAGCGCGACGCACTGGCGCGTGTCAGTGCGCAACAGGCAAAACTTAACGCAGTAAAACAGCGTTATCAGGCCGGAAAGGAACTGGCAGGAAATATGGCCTCAGTGGGCGCTGCCGGTGTGGGGATTGCTGCTGCGGGAACGATGGCCGGTGTTAAGCTGCTGATGCCCGGTTATGAGTTTGCGCAGAAAAACTCAGAATTGCAGGCTGTGCTCGGTGTGGCAAAAGACTCCGCCGAAATGGCCGCATTACGCAAACAGGCGCGCCAGCTCGGCGACAATACCGCCGCCTCGGCAGATGATGCAGCCGGTGCGCAGATTATCATTGCGAAAGCCGGCGGGGATGTTGATGCCATTCAGGCGGCAACGCCGGTCACGCTGAATATGGCGCTGGCGAACCGTCGCACGATGGAAGAAAACGCCGCCCTGTTGATGGGGATGAAATCCGCCTTTCAGCTTTCAAACGATAAGGTCGCTCATATCGGGGATGTTCTCTCCATGACGATGAACAAAACCGCCGCCGATTTTGACGGCATGAGCGATGCGCTGACCTATGCCGCACCTGTGGCAAAAAATGCCGGTGTCAGCATTGAAGAAACCGCCGCAATGGTCGGGGCGCTGCATGATGCAAAAATTACAGGCTCAATGGCGGGGACGGGAAGCCGTGCCGTGTTAAGTCGCCTGCAGGCACCAACGGGAAAAGCATGGGATGCACTCAAAGAGCTTGGCGTGAAAACCTCAGACAGCAAGGGAAACACCCGACCAGTATTTACCATTCTGAAAGAAATGCAGGCCAGTTTTGAGAAAAACCGGCTCGGTACTGCCCAGCAGGCTGAATACATGAAAACTATTTTCGGGGAGGAGGCCAGCTCAGCCGCCGCCGTGCTGATGACTGCCGCCTCAACCGGAAAGCTGGACAAACTGACCGCTGCGTTTAAAGCCTCAGACGGGAAGACTGCCGAGCTGGTAAATATCATGCAGGACAACCTCGGCGGTGACTTTAAGGAGTTTCAGTCCGCTTATGAGGCGGTGGGGACAGACCTGTTTGACCAGCAGGAAGGCGCACTGCGTAAGCTCACACAGACGGCCACAAAGTATGTGTTAAAACTCGACGGCTGGATCCAGAAAAACAAATCACTGGCGTCAACCATTGGCATCATTGCCGGTGGCGCGCTGGCGCTTACTGGCATCATCGGTGCAATTGGTCTTGTAGCCTGGCCGGTTATCACTGGCATCAATGCCATCATCGCGGCAGCAGGCGCAATGGGGGCAGTCTTCACGACGGTTGGCAGTGCTGTTATGACGGCCATCGGGGCGATTAGCTGGCCGGTTGTGGCCGTGGTGGCCGCCATTGTCGCCGGGGCGTTGCTTATCCGTAAATACTGGGAGCCTGTCAGCGCATTCTTTGGCGGTGTGGTGGAAGGGCTGAAAGCGGCATTTGCGCCGGTGGGGGAACTGTTCACGCCACTTAAGCCGGTGTTTGACTGGCTGGGCGAAAAGTTACAGGCCGCGTGGCAGTGGTTTAAAAACTTGATTGCCCCGGTCAAAGCCACCCAGGACACCCTGAACCGTTGCCGTGACACGGGCGTCATGTTCGGGCAGGCACTGGCTGACGCGCTGATGCTGCCGCTTAATGCGTTCAACAAACTGCGCGGCGGTATTGACTGGGTACTGGAAAAACTCGGCGTCATCAACAAAGAGTCAGGCACGCTTGACCAGACTGCCGCCAGAACTCATGCCGCCACGTATGGCACCGGTGGTTATATTCCGGCGACCAGCTCTTATGCTGGCTATCAGGCTTATCAGCCAGTTACGGCACCGGCTGGCCGCTCTTATGTGGACCAGAGTAAAAACGAATATCACATCAACCTGACGGGCGGTACTGCGCAGGGGACACAGCTCGACCGCCAGTTACAGGATGCGCTCGAAAAATACGAGCGGGATAAACGTGCGCGCGCCCGTGCCAGCATGATGCATGACGGTTAAGGAGGTGACGAAAAATGATGCTCGCGTTAGGTATGTTTGTTTTTATGCGCCAGACGCTGCCACACCAGACCATGCAGCGTGAATCAGATTATCGCTGGCCGTCAAATTCCCGTATCGGTAAACGGGATGCCTTTCAGTTTCTCGGTGTGGGTGAGGAAAACATCACGCTTGCCGGTGTGCTTTATCCCGAGCTGACCGGCGGCAAGCTGACGATGACCACGCTCAGGCTGATGGCAGAGGAAGGCCGGGCGTGGCCGTTGTTGGATGGCACCGGCATGATTTACGGCATGTATGTCATCAGCAGGGTGAATGAAACAGGGAGTATTTTCTTTGCAGACGGCACACCCCGGAAAATTGATTTTACGCTGTCGCTCACCCGCGTTGATGAATCACTGGCCGCGCTTTATGGCGATATCGGTAAACAGGCGGAATCGCTCATCGGTAAGGCTGGCAGTATGGCGACCAGATTCACGGGTATGACGGGGGCGGGATAATGCTGGATGCGCTGACATTTGATGCAGGCAGTACGCTGACGCCGGATTACATGCTGATGCTCGACAGCAGGGATATTACCGGCAATATCAGTGACCGTCTGATGAGCATGACCCTGACGGATAACCGGGGCTTTGAGGCTGACCAGCTTGATATTGAACTGAACGATGCCGACGGGCAGGTCGGGCTGCCGGTTCGTGGCGCTGTCCTGACGGTGTATATCGGCTGGAAAGGTTTTGCCCTGGTATGCAAAGGGAAATTCACCGTTGATGAGGTTGAACACCGGGGCGCGCCGGATGTGGTCACCATCCGCGCCCGGAGTGCAGATTTTCGCGGGACGCTCAATTCCCGCCGTGAAGGCTCCTGGCATGACACCACGCTCGGTGCGATTGTTGAGGCGATAGCCTCCCGTAACAGGCTGGAAGCCAGTGTCGCTCCGTCACTGGCCGGAATTAAAATCCCGCACATCGACCAGTCGCAGGAGTCTGATGCGAAATTCCTGACCCGTCTTGCAGAACGCAACGGCGGTGAGGTGTCGGTAAAAATGGGAAAACTGTTGTTTCTCAAAGCGGGGCAGGGGGTGACGGCCAGCGGTAAAACAATCCCGCAGATTACCATCACCCGCAGTGACGGCGACCGCCATCATTTTGCGATTGCTGACCGTGGAGCCTATACCGGCGTAACAGCAAAGTGGTTACACACCAAAGACCCGAAACCGCAAAAGCAGAAGGTAAAACTGAAACGCAAAAAGAAAGAAAAACACCTGCGCGCACTGGAGCACCCGAAAGCGAAACCGGTCAGGCAGAAGAAAGCGCCAAAAGTACCGGAAGCGCGCGAAGGTGAATACATGGCCGGTGAGGCTGACAACGTTTTTGCCCTGACCACGGTATATGCCACGAAAGCGCAGGCCATGCGCGCCGCTCAGGCGAAGTGGGACAAACTGCAACGGGGTGTGGCGGAGTTCTCCATCAGCCTGGCTACCGGTCGGGCAGATATTTACACGGAAACGCCGGTCAAAGTGTCAGGCTTTAAGCGCGTCATAGACGAGCAGGACTGGACCATCACTAAGGTGACACATTTTCTGAATAATAGCGGCTTCACGACGTCCTTAGAGCTTGAGGTCAGGCTTTCTGATGTGGAGTACGAAACAGAAGATGATGAATGATGTTTTTATTTTATCTGTTTGTTTTATAAGGATAAATTAACTAAAATGGCACCATCAACAAAACCGGAAGAGGTGCTCGCGATGTTTCATTGTCCTTTATGCCAGCATGCCGCACATGCGCGTACAAGCCGCTATATCACTGACACGACAAAAGAGCGTTATCACCAGTGTCAGAACGTGAATTGCAGTGCCACGTTCATCACTTATGAGTCGGTACAGCGATACATCGTGAAGCCGGGAGAAGTCCACGCCGTAAGGCCGCACCCGTTGCCATCAGGGCAGCAAATTATGTGGATGTAA